TAGCAATATATTGATATGAGAACATCGTGCATAGCTTGGCAGCATTGAAGCAATTGGTTCGCTTGTCTACTATTAGTCTGAACTTACCTATAATGCAGCAATAGAAGGAATCAACAATATGTTCATAATGCACAGTGCACATTTTGATATATGCTATCAAAACGTTTAAGGTCTGCCCATCTGTGCACATTTGTGTTTGCTAGTTGGTGCATGTTCGCCAATCACATATGCACCAGTCTGAGTGCGTTTGTAATACACCGCAGTTATTGCAAATGCACTACCTGCTACGATTACGACGAAGATGGTCTTTGCAAGTATGCAATATCCTGCGCCGCACATACCGATCAACATGTTGTATATAACATTATTGAACAGGCGATCAATGATCACCACGACTCCGCATATCATGAGCACACTCGCAATACTCACTATCAGCATTTATTCTCTGCAGAGAAAGCTTTATCTGTGTCGACCTGAAGGATACTAGTTAATGATCTCCCAGAAGATCGTAGACGTATCAGTGGCCTGCGATGCTTTGATCGTGAAGCTGGTGCCAGTGACCTTGGCGGATACACAGAGCGCGCTTGGGTTGACCACCGTTCCCAGCGCCTGACACGTGAGCCTGATCACAGAGCTAGCAGTAACAGCGGTCGTACTAACGATCGCCGTACCGCCTACCAGGGGTACTGTTCCTGCTGAGTAGGCCCCGGCCGCCGTGCTACTAGCAAGAGAAACATAAGACTGTTTATACAGCTGCGGAAACAGCACCAGGTTACCGCTCACCGTGAGCGATGATACTGCCTGTACCGCGGTGGATATAGTGGGATTAACTCGCAGTGCTAGTCCCTGCACTGCTATCACGCTGGGTGCATACTGGCCCACGGGTCCAGTCGTATCCACGAAATACCCAGATACACTCTGAGATGCATAACTATCGAATGCAGATGTCATTATGCCAGTTGAAGCAAACTTGACACATGGTCCAGTCGCAGTGTATATATTGTAACTACTGTTAACAGTAGCAGAAGCAGAAGAGATGTACACGCAGCAACTTGCAGGCGAATTCGCCTGCAAGTTGCTTTGGCTCATGTTAACAGTGCAGTTGCTTCCTACATCGATACAGTCTCCGACACCAGGAGCCACCAGCATACTGACATCTGTCAGAGTCAGAGTCAATGTTGCTGTGCTGCTGCAGTTAATCAATGAGGCGGGACTGCCCGAGTTCAAAGCAGAGCTGAATGCACAGTTCGAGAACTCGATCGTAGATGCAACGGTGGGTGCGATCGTGAAGATGGGAGACGTTCCTGATCCAGCAGGTCCGAATACTATATGGAAGAATGCAGCTTGGGTAACACTAGCAGCAAAGGTATGAGTTCCAGTTATAGTAGACATATTAGCCTGATTAATATCGATCAGCGATAGATCGGCGAAGCTTCCCTCAACAGCAACATTATTGGGGATTGTCAGATTCTCTGCATATACGCCTGGCTTCACGTACACGACTCCACCTCCGGCCGCGCTGGCAGCGTTCATCGCTGCTTGGACGGTCGTATACGGACCGCTCGAGCTCACGACATACGGAGTAGTACCTCCTGATGATGACGATGCCTTCAGAGATGAATAGATCACGCTTGCAGATGGAGCCGCATTATCGTTCAGTGTCACACCCATCAGTCCTGATTGCATCAAAGACTCGAGGGGATAATCAATACTTAACGATGTCATTGTTTATTATTATCTTTTGCAGAGTTAGGCAGAATACCATTACGGCGATGGCATGCATGACATGTTGATAAGGCATATTTGCAGAGAAAATTGAATTAATAAGATTCTCTTATGCTATAAATGAGTCTGCCCAGACAATACTTCAAGATGCCCTTCGGCACAGACGTCACTAACCACAGCGAGGCAGTGAAGAAGCGTGACGAAGACCGACAGCGTGAAGCCGATGATCGCCGCCGACAAGATGACGAACGACAGCGCTATGAGGACCGCTATCGAGGCCAAGAAAACCGTAAACCATGAGACGCATGGACTAATATTATACAGTACCTTGCCACTAGCACCTAACGCACCCAATTAGACGCACCAATCAGACGCATCCAACTAGACACCAACGCACTCAACTAGTCGCAAAAGAAATTGAAATTTTGAAACATATATTTCAAAATGTAATCACACGATGGAGTACTACAAGTACGTCACTCCCACCATCATTGCCTCTGCTACTGGGTCCCTATATGGATCCATCATGGGCGCAATAGTAGTGCCAGCCGGATCTGCCGTTGCAGGCAGCGCCATAGGAGGACCGATCGGTCTGGGTGTAGGCGCAGGCGCTGCAATCATAGGCACTGCATTCTACGTCATCATCAAAAAGATGGCTAAGAAAGCTCACCGCAAGAAGAAGTATACCACTCTGTATGAGGATCAATAATGCAACTGTGATGCGATGCGATCTGTGATACAACTGTGATGTGATGCAACTGTGATGCCAATCTACAGCAACTATACAATTTGATATATTATATCAAATTACTGCACTGGGCTGCCCAATACCATATATATTCTGGACCAAGTGCTCAAGAAAGACAATATTGGGTATATTATGTTAATCTTTATCTTTGCTAAAAGCTTAAGATCATAGTATCCGATCAGTATGCAAATGTCTCGATATTGCTTCAGCAATGAAATAATTCCAGTCACTCCTTGTGTTGCATGTGTCAGTATCACTCCAGATATTTGACCTACTGTTAGTAGTCCAAAGTTCAAAATCATCCCCTCCTGTGTATACCAGTGATCCATGGCGGAATGAGTCGTGTGTAAAGCTGCATCTGTAATCTCGTCTCTTGCAGCATCTGATTCTACAGCATCGGCAACGTTGAGAAGCTGGTTGGGAGTTAGATATGGAGCCACATACCACAAAATAGCACTACCCACAACCGCAAAGCCGATCAGTAGCATCTTTTGCTGCGATCGTAACCACTGCATGGAAGACTCTACGGTCCAACCGGCATTCTCGTCGAACTCGAGGCGCTCAACCCCGTTGAGTCTCTTCGTGTACCGGATCATATCTTTTGCTGGATATGCTTGTTTGCGCTTCAGACTCTCATAATACCGCGGCGGTTTCAGCGAGATGTTGGCGCCTACTCTCGGCAGAGTAGATCCAAATGATTGGCGACTAGAACGCCGCAATGATCGGCGACGTGATGATCGGCGTCTAGTGGACATTTATTTGAATTAAGTATTCAAATAGGACTTACACGCTTATGCAGGAATAGTCACTACTTCCTTAACATTCCCTCCCTTGATAGTTAGGAACCCTTTCACTGCAGGATTGGGTATCTTCGATACTACCCAGTTATAGAGAAACTTTATTATTGGGTAGATGATGTATGCATTGGTGTTCGTCGAAAACCTAATATCGCACCAAGACAAGAATATATGGAAAAGTGTAAGGTTTCTTACCACATATGCAGCACCAGCCCAGCTCTCTGTAGCCGCACTATATATACGCCCTGCTATCTCCTTCACTCCCAGAGCTAGCAGATCAACAAATGTATCTGCAGAAAAGGAACCAACATTATAGAGAGCACGCGCTATAGGAGGAGCTGCAACCTGTATCACTGAGCCTGTAGCACGTGCTATAGGAGGCGCTACAATCTCTAATCCCGATTCTACCATTGTTAGTCCAGTCTTTAGTCCTGCTAACCCTAGCTCGCCAAGCTTCACACCAGTGGCATTAACTGCATAAAGGATATTCTCAGTAGTCATACATGGATACACATACCAGAAGATGATGCCACCTATAATGGCATATGATAATGGCTTTATCATTCTTTGCAGCTTCAACCACTGCAAAGAAGACGATAGAGTCCATCCTGCATCTTTGGAGAACTCCAAGCGCTGAATCCCATCTGGTTGCAAGTCTGGTGTGTATTTCAGTATATCTTTTGCTAAGTGGTCTTGATTAGGCTTTAGATGCATCTGATCTTTTGGTCTCAGTGCGATATTGGCACCTATCTTCGGAGGAGGTAGTTTGTCGAATGGCGATGGTTCTGGTGGCGATGGTTCTGGTGGCGATGGTTCTGGTGGCGATGGTTCTGGTGGCTTGCGTTCAGATGCTAGTGGCTGAACTGGTCGATATATTGGTGATTGCCGAACTGATAGTTGAGGAGGTCTATATACTGATGATTGGGGTTGATATGCCGGTGGTGCTGGTGGTTGGTATGCTGGAGGAGGTCCAAATGCATATCCTATTGATTGGATTGGTGGTCGGCGCGTTGGTGATCGACGGATGGATCTGCGTGTTGGTGATCGGCGCGTTGGTGATCGGCGCGTTGGTGATCGGCGCGTTGGTGATCGGCGCGTTGGTGATCTCCGAGTGGATCTGCGCGTTGGTGATCGACGGGTGGATCTGCGCGCTGGTGATCGCCGAGTGGATCTGCGCGCTGGTGATCGGCGCGTTGGTGATCGGTGCGATAACTTGCATAGATACTGCGGTGATCGTTTACGTCTGTTGGGCATTTATTTTGAATGATTCATTCAAAATGGAAGTTATCTAAAGAGGTTCTCTGCACAGTGGGCAATGTGTATGTTCAGTTGTACGCCACATATCAATACATTCTTTGCAGAAGGCATGAGCACAGTCAGTAATACATACATCATTGATTGTTTCTCTGCAAATAGGACATATATCAGCGGATAGTTGTTCGACCCAATTATCGAACTTATGGTTGTCGATTCCTGAGAGCAGCTTGGCGATACCGAAGCGCCTATCTGCTATCGCAGTATCTAGTGCACTCTGGTCAGATTTGTTATGCAGATTGATATTGGCAGTCTCTATTAGTACTGTAGCAATAGGGATCTCATATGCAAGATGCAAGGCAGTATTGCCATCCATGTCTTGATGGTTAACATCTGCTCCATTGCTTAGCAACAATCTTGCCGTAGCCACAGTGTGTGTATAATACAGAGGAGTTCTGCCCTTGTTGTTTGGCAAATTGATGTTAGCTCCAGATGTTAGCAGCAGGTTGATGAGATCAGTATTAACAAGCTTGGTGAATGGTGTGCTGATAGTTAGCGTGGGAAAATCCGGCCAAATGTTGGAATCACATATTTTATGCAGACAACTATCACCATCATTGTTCTGCGCATTGACGTTCGCTCCCGAGTCTAGCAGTAGTTGTATGATACTGTATACAGTCTCACATGCAGCTTCTTGATCTTCGGCATCTTCTGTTGCCATCATCAAACCAATTACATTACAAGCCTTGTGTAAGACAGTGTTATTGTGATTATTCTGATGATTGATGTCGATACCTGCATTGATGAGCAATCTCACTGCTTCAATGCTAGTAACAAAGAATAGAGCAGTATTACCATATTCATTCTGCTGATTGACATCTACTCCAGTCGCTAGAAGCATTCGAATGAGATCAACATCATCGTTCTTGGCTGCATGATGCAGGACGTTGGCGCCGTACTGTTGCAGAAGATAATTGGAAATATGTTCCATAGTAAGTACCTTGAATAATGGGTATTCAAGGTAAGATAATTTCAATTTTATGCTACCACAACGAATGCAGTCTTGGTCACCTGCGGATCGATGGTAGTAGCGGTTCCAGATGCGATGATATCTCCGAACGAGAACGATCCGAACGCTCCTGTTGCATTGACACAGTGTCCAGATGCATCGCCAGCGTTGTAGTTGTCGAATACACTGGTGACAGTCCCAGGACCAGTGAACCTGATGGATCCTCCCAGCGAGTTGAAGGAACTGGCTAAAGTCGATCCTGCTGAGGTGAGCGTGATACACGGTCCAGATGGAATGAACGTATTAATAGTCGAGTACGACAGCTCGCATATAGTGGATGCACCCACAACTATTGCCATGGTATTGTAGAGCAACGTGGATCGGGTGATCGTGAGTGCTACCGTTCCACCGGCACTGTTGCAATAGAAACAAGTACTGGGAGATGATCCCTTGTTCAACTGATCACTGATCACACAGTTGGAAACAACCACTGCGGTAACAGCAGATGTGGTAGGAGCCATCGTGAAGATGGGATCAGTGCTAGTGCTGTTGATATTGCCGAAGATCAATCCAGTCAACGCAACAGAGCATGTATCGGCCGGGAAGGTATGCACACCAACGATGACCGGACCGTACAGCGACGTATTGCCATTCGAGTTGACTCCGTCATCGGTACCCACCAGATGTACACCAGTTGCAAAGAGAAGATTCTCGGTATATACGCCTGGCTTCACGTACACGACTCCGCCTCCAGCCGCGCTGGCAGCGTTCATCGCTGCTTGGATGGTTGTATACGTTCCCTGATTTGCGTTTGGAGACACGACATACGGACTCTGGATGCTGGCAGACACCGTTTTGAGCGACGAGTACAGCACATTAGATGCGGGAGCTGCATTATCGTTAACAACCACCGAGCCAACGCCACTCTGTATGAGTGATAGCAGAGGATAATCAATACTTGTCATTTATTAACTGATTCTGGATTATATATTGAATCTATCTCTGCAACAATCCAGTCGCATTAATAAATGACAAGCATTTGGCAAGAGTTCAAGGACTTTGCCTTGAAGGGCAACGTCATCGACCTCGCAGTCGCAGTTGTGATCGGCGGTGCATTCGGCAAGATCGTCAACGCACTCGTGGAAGACATCATCACGCCTGCCATTCTGAACCCGGCGATGCATGCCTCAAAGATCAGCAAACTAGAGGATCTAACCATCAAGGGCACTGGCGTCAAGTATGGATCGTTCTTGTCGGCTGTACTGACGTTCATCATCATCGCAGCATCACTATTCTTAGTTGTCAAGCTAGTTGGCACGGTGCATCCAAAGAAGGATGAGGCAAAGAAAGATACCTGACTGCACCCAACTGCATCGCACTCAACTGCATCGCATCTAACTGCACCCACTGCATCGCATCTGACTGCACCCGACTGCATCGCATCTGACTGTACCCGACTGCATCGCATCTGACTGCACCCAACTGCATCGCACTCAGTGGATAAAATTGAATATAGATAATTTATTCTTGCTGAGATCATAATGCGCCATGGCGACTACACTTCCCAGACTATACCCGTTCGAGCATCGTGAGTACGTCCACTTCCGAGACCGCGTTGAAAGCTTCTACGGCGTCAACGTGAGACTGCCACAGCCCACCGATGGCCTAGCTGAGAATGGCTACTTCGCAAAAGAAAACAAAACAATCTGTTTCTATTGCAACCATACGCTGCGGTTCGATGAATGGCAGATAGGAGAAGACCTCACTCAGAGACATCTGCGTGAGAGTCCTGACTGCACCCATGCTAAAAAGATCGCGTATATCAATAAGATGAAGACACTGGACAATCGATTCCAAACATTCAGAACATATAGATGGAACCAGCCATTGCCTACACCTGAACGACTGGCCAGAGCAGGCTTCTTCTTCAGATCCAACGGAACAACCATGTGCGCCTACTGCAAGGGTGTCATCGAGAGATGGACTCAAACTGACAACCCTCTTGAGAAGCACTCCACCCGGTTCCCAGCATGCCCATTCGTCCTTAACCCACCGACGTACGCACTCGGCGAGGACATTCCACCGGCACAGCCTGCACCACCACTGCCCGATCGCAAGCCTGGGTTCATCGCACACAGACCTCCGAAGCACAGCAATATGGTGTCTATCGACACGCGGCTTGCCTCGTTCAGGAACTGGCATCATGAGAGCGACAAGAAGAAGCTGGCCGAGGCTGGATTCTTCTATTTGCATAATAAGGACTGGACCAAGTGTTTCCATTGCGGAGGAGGTCTCTTGAACTGGGACAAAGATGACGATCCGTGGATCGAGCATGCAAGATGGTATCCGAGGTGCGAGTTCGTTCGACTGACGAAGGGCGACGAGTTCATCGACGCCATTGCAAAGCAGCATAAAGATACTCTGAAGCCACTCGAAACAGAGACAGATGTGCTGGATCAAGAGCTGAACATCCTGATGGAAGGCGATGATGTGAAGATGTATGCCAAACTGGGCATAAACAAGCAAGTAATGAAGATGGTACTCAAGAAGTTCATGACTGAGAATGGTCGCGGCTTCGACTCGCATGATGAGTTCCTGAAGGTGCTCGGCTCAACAACTCGGATGAGAGGAGCCGTTACACTGCCAAGTCCTCCCAGGCCAACTGATGCACCGCTGTGTAAGGTATGCGCTACCAGAGAGCTCGGTGCACTACTTCTTCCGTGCAAACACCTAGCATGCTGCGGACAGTGTGCGGCATCAGTGAGCACATGTCCTATCTGCAGAGAAGATATCGAGGAAATAGTCCACGTTTACGTATAGGTCTTATTTGCTGCGTGTGTCTGCCTGTGTGTCTGCACTGTGTGTCTGCCTGTGTGTCTGCACTGTGTGTTGATTAATTTTGAATATATGATTCAAAATCAAGCTCCTCTTGTGTCTCCTTCCACCAGCGCCCGTATTGTGTGACAGGTAAGCAAAAAAATAAATTCATCAATACTCATGACGCCACCTGTGCATGCAGTATTGATGAATTTACTCTTTATTAATGACGTGTCCCTTTTAGATCAAAAGTTGACCACCTCTATATCGCCAACGTTTGGATTGATGAACGTGCCATACAGCGGCACGATCGTGTTCGGCGTCTTCATCTCGCCTTCGAATGCCTTATCGAACTTGCCTTCGCTCTTCATCTGCAGCATCTTGAGTCTGTCTGCAGTATCCTTGTCGAAGTTGTCGATGATGCCTGTTCTCAGATCGATGTGCGGCTGTACCGACGGGGAGAACCACCCGAGGTTCTGCGGGAAGATGGGCAGGTCGCCACGGATGAAGTCGGCGCCATCGATCAGCTTCGACTTCCTGTTAGCATAGATAATCCTATCATATATGACCGGCTGTATCATCTTGCCGGTAGCCGAGTCCAGGATGCCCTGCTCCAGCGGCGCATCTGGATCGAACGCCATGGATGCCTTGTCGAGGTTCTCGTAGTACTCACCCACATCCACTGATCCGTCCTTGGTAGGCACAGATACGACGGCGCCGTTCAACATCCCGAAGCGGGGCGGAACCAGCGACTGGAACTGACCGGGAACGGATATGTAGTGCGCCTGACCGGATGCAGATGGGTTGGCATCATACACCTTGTCTACCTTGTATGTTAGCGAGGGCATGAAGTCTTCTTTCTTGCTACGAGACAACCACCAAATGGATGCTGCAGATAATATGAATATCAGAAACCCAAAGATGTTGGTTTGAAACGTTGTCATTTATTATATTAGCAATAAATAATGTCCTATCCATTCCAAGATGCGGATCCATCTTGGAAGCTATTTGCCGATTATGCCATCTACGTTTGGTGGATGATATGGAACGCTCACGACAACAAGACCATCGATATGGTGGGGACTCGGCTGCTGCGCGTACAGACAGAGCTCGTGAACACCCTCGATCTGACAGCGCCGCAGAGAGTAGAACTGGGAACCCTGTTCACAAATACCATTCAGAAGATGACTGGCCTCGTGATCGCGGTCATGTGCAGGCACGAATGGGAAGAGGCAGAGCTAGAGCTGTTCCACAACAGTCTGGCCATCGCCAAATACCTTGCAGAGATAAACAGTATCAGGTACCCCGTGTCAGTCACCAAGCAGCTGCTGTATCGGCACAATGAAATGATCACGAACCTCTGTCTTGCCAAGCGCGGTGATCGAGGCGAGCATGAGTTGATAGCGCAGTTCGATGCGTGGTTTGGTCATGTTATCTCTTTTGCTAACTATTTCAAATCTCACTGCTACCTACTTCTAGACGATGAGCGCCTAGACGATCTACGAGACCTACGTCTAGATGAGCGCGTCGATGATCTGCGCGAGCGCGATGATGATCTGCGCGTCGATGATCTGCGCGATGATCTGCGCGTCGATCTGCGCGTCGACGATCTGTGCGATGATCTGCGTGTCGATGATCTGCGCGATGATGATCTGCGCGTCGACGATCTGCGCGATGATGATCTGCGCGATGATGATCTGCGCGTCGACGATCTGCGCGATGATGATCTGCGCGTCGACGGTCTGGGTGATGTACGGCGAGGCTCCAGTCCAAGGGCTCTAGACCCGTACGTTTCTAGGGCATCTCTGTACGTCATCCAGCCCGAAGATAGTTCGTAAGATTGTGATGGTATGCTACTCATATTTATTAATAAAGTACGCAATGGGATCTTCTGTTTCTAAGAACGTTGCAGACAACATCACTAAGATCATATCTAAGACTGCAAATGAGATACTGTCTGTACAAGAGGTGGGCAACAATCAAAGCCTGATCATTAAGATATCTGACACGGGAGGCGATGTCATCATAAATGGCAACCGACTCCGGCAGACCGCGAACGTAGACGTCAAGCAGCTGCAGACTGCGCTCACCAATAATGAAGCAAACAACAAACTCAACCAGGACATCGCGCAGGCGGCGAAGTCAGCGATCTCAGGACTCAATCTGCTGCAGTTCTCGAATGCAAGCAACACGATCAACACGCTCATCGAGTCGTGCATCGAGATCAAGAACACCACCATCCAACAGTGTCTAGCCAAGTCCCAGCAGTCGATCAACATCATCATCGAGCGCACGCAGGGCAATGTCCGCATCGAGAACATGGAGAGCGATCAGATCACCAACATCATCGCGTCGTGCGTGCAGTCATCGGTGACCAACAACAAGGCTCTGCAGGATATAGTCAATAAGATCTCCCAGGCCGCCTCCGCCAAGTCGGAGGGCCTGTCGCTGGTATGGATCGCCATCATCATCTTGCTGGTGATCATCGGAGGCGGCGTGTTCACGGTGGCAGGTGGCGGCATGGCAGTGAAGCTTATGTTCCCTGCGATGATCCTTGGGTCAATCATCAGCGGAGTCCTATACTTCACCCAGACATCATCAACCATCAGCAGTTATGGCTTCTGCACAGCATTGATAAGTGAGAATAAGAACTGTGATCAGCATAAGGGAAAGAAGGAGTCATTCAAGTCGGCCACGCTGGCATCGGAGGCATGCATGAACGACCCCAAGTGCACCGCGTACGAGTGGTACAACAACAACGCCGTTCTGTACACCGATACCATCTCGCAGTCATGCTCCAACGCATACACCGACATCACCGACAAGGATAAGAGTCCGGTCTTGTCTACATACAAATATGAGAAGGGAGAATCATCTCCTTCTGCTGATGTAGCGGCCGACTACTACCTGAACACAACTACCGGCGATATCTGGGAGAAGAAGACTGGGCAGTGGACGCAACTGACAAAGGTTGCTCCATGGAAGGGTGGTACTTTTGAATGGGGATCGGGTCCTCCGCCCAGTGATCTGAAGACTGCTACCATTTATGTCGATTACACCACTCGATGGTACTATTACTGGGAACCTACTGGAAGAGTATGGTTAACTAGTCAGATCACGGAGGAGACACGGAAGCTACCAGTCGGAGTGTCTGTGGATGCCAAGGCAGACGAGTCCAAGTACGTCGGCTTCAAGGAGGTGAACAAGCGTCAGTGGCTGCTGTACCTGTCCATCGGGCTGATGATCGTGGGCGTCCTCGGCACTGGGTTAATGTTCGGGCTTGGCGGCAAAGGTGGCAAGAAACAATCTTAAATACTACGTTCACTAGATAAATGCCTGACATAATATGCCATCTGTGTGATCTCAAGTACGACAGTAGCGAGTTCGCTACGCATTCGTGCATGATCCATGATCACCGAGAACCCCTAGTATACAAGAACATGAGGAAGAAGTTGTCACTATTATCCTGCAACGATTCCGACTGCATCACGTGGCGCATCGTTGGAGGGTGGTGGTGTCCGTCGCACGTACTGTGTGAGTCGTGCGCTGGTATACGCACGTAGGCTTTGAATGATGTCATTCAAAGCTAATGTGGCAGCGTTAGTCGATGGTTTCGTAGTGATGGTCGACTTGGTAGTACTTTGGCATTGGTCGACTGTGATTGATCACCTTGCCTTTATATATCTGAATGAACATGTGCGTTACCACCTTGCCATCTGGGATGCGCGCTATCTTCTTGGAGATCTCCCACTTGCCTCTCTCCCAGGCGGTCTCCTTCTGGTAGTGCGACCGCGTTGTGTATGTATACAGTACATCTTTGCTCTGGATTGTATATTCGATATAATACTTGCTGAGTACGCCCAGCTGCTGCAGGTACCTAGTCAATCTACCCATTTATTATGAGTCCGCTGTTTTTAGTTGGCAGTCCATCTGTACTTGCATTTGGTACATGCTGCGAACACTGAGGTGGCCTCGTCTCCCCGGCGCGTTTGCTTGGTTGCGATGCTGATGCTTGTGCATTTGCATCTGGGACACTCCAATACTCCTTCCTTTTGCTGCAGAGGGTTGTCTATGAATGCCAATTCCCGTTGCTCCTTCGCCATTTCCTCTGCGAACGTCTTCATGTGGAACACGTCAAAGTCATCAAGTGTTAGCAGTTGCGACGGATCCGCTATGCATTCGAACAGTATGTCTCTGCGTTTGGCATCCGGTATCTGTAGCGCCTTGGCCAGTATCTGGTCATACTGCGCCGGATCTGGGCAGTGTTGCACGATGTATTCGATCACTTCCAATCTATCCATGGTATGTTGCAGAGAGAGATTTATATTTCAAATATATACCTCTTAATGTTATTCTTTGCTAAGAGCAGATCGATCTGGTCGGGATGCATGCGCGGAACCCTACACACGCCATCTTGCATCCGTACATCTGCGATGTTGGAGATGATGTGTTTGAATGAGTGAATGGGATATGATATGGCCTTAAATAGCGATAGGTTCGGAAAGTTGTTGGCACAGTACACGTCCCCGAGGTCATTCGAGATGACGATCTTCTTGACGACTGGATGCTTAAACCTGCACGTGTCTTTGCGTCTGCAGTTGTTGCCGAATTTGCAGTCCGGAACGAATAGCTCCGCCTCCGAGTGCGCGAACGTGCACACCCCTAGCTTGTGTTTGTAACACTTCTCTGCAAACCGGCACATTCGTGTCTTCTTGGGAAGATGTACATAATTCTGCAGAAAGATGTCCAACGGAACATATGTGATCTTGCGCGGCATATTTATGTTATGTTGTGTTACTTTTATGCTATTGTCGATGTATGCGATACCGATGCACCAGCTGCGACCAGCTGCGACCGATGCACCAGCTGCGACTGATGCACCAGCTGCGACCGATGCACCAGCTGCGACCGATGCGACCGATGCACCAGCTGCGACCGATGCGACCGATGCGACCGATGCGACCGATGCACCAGCTGCGATGCAATTGAATTAAATAATGGTTAGCTAATACAATTATGGATTATTGTTTGATCTGCGGAAAGGTGTACTGCAAACAATCCTTTTGCAGAGTATGCTACCGTATTGGTATGATACCCGGCGCATACGAGTATGTGTTGCCATATATCATCTGCACTGCTTGTCTTGTCACTACCCAAGTGTCCAGAAGCAGATACATGTACTGGAGACGACTATTTCTGCAGAGAATATATGTAGTAATATGCTGTGTCTCAGTTGCGATCAACGTCATGGCACTGTTTGATGCACCAGTGTATCTCCATATTATCTTTGCAGCTCTGGTGGTACGGTACTACATGTAGTATGTGTGGTTGCCGATGCACTGATATCCAGTAGGGTACTTGTACACCTTCTTGTACTGATCATATGATCCCAATACGTGTATGAAGGTGATCTGCGTGTACATGATGCGCCTGTTCAGTACGTTATTGTGGTTGACGCAGGTTATGAGGCACTCGCCATCGTAGACGCCTATGATATTGTTCTTATTGCAAACCATCTTCTTGGGAACGTGCTCCTTCTTCCGCCAACATGCATCGACCGACACCAGCAAGATGAACAGTACGACGACTTTCATTTATTTTGATGATTAATCATCAAAATTGAAGCATACAGTCAAGCAGAGGGAGTCTGCGGTCTATTGTGGTGATTGGAATTATACTGGGTCAGGATCATAGTATTGAGGATTGCATCTTCGCGATATCTTATAGTATGTGCCAGCTATCACTGCAGATATGATGATTAGCACTGGCCATATAATGTTTCTATGCAGAAAGTAGCATATAGGATGAATGGGTAGACCGTGATGATCTATATTACATATATCTCCTACTAATACAATTATAAGTTCATATAGGTAAACTAGTAAGAAACTAGTTGCAAGAAAGATGATGGTGATATCACCATCATGAATGATATGGAACTTACTCATGTTTAGTGTACGAATGCATTTGTTTAGATGACTTCATTATTTGTTCTCGGGGATGTTGTAGCCGTACTTGGTCTTGAGGTACTTGGGATTGTTCTTCTTGTAATCGTTCCACATCATGCCCAGCTTGGCGGTGATGTCCTTCGTCGGCAGATCCGGATGCTTGAGCTTCAGCGCGGGGCGTTCATCCGCGCAGAACTGCAGGTACGACGAGATACGCACGGGTTTACTCTTCTTGCTGATCTCCTTGGACGTGATGTACCGGCTCCGATCCTGAAGCGCCATCTCGTCGTACTTCTTCTTGTCTTCGACTGACAGCTTGTTCCACTTCTCGCCCAGGTGGATCATGATCTGGTTGGGCTTGATGTCCGGGTTCTCGGCGATGATGTCGTTCCGGTACTCTTGGCAAAAGAATAAGTAACTAGACTTGTTGCGTTTGATGCTGTTCGTGTCTTTGATGCCGACGATGGATGATATCTTCTTCTGGAAAGTGGGATCTTCCCACGTGCGTTTCAGCTCTGGACATGTTGTGTATGCATCCGAGACAACCAATTTGTTTAGTGCGTCAACAATATCCTGTTTACTTTTCATTACTTATTTACTACATAATGAAAGGTATTTTTAGAAAATGTCATTACTTGGCTGCTCACGTGATTGGACTGGACGGCTGGGTCTTAGCAGAGAATACCTTCCACCTTAATGACTCCTTTATGCGACAGTATGTTCACGATCTTCACTCGGATAGTGTCGTCTACTGCGATGTCACTTGGTGGAGCGCGCACAAACACGTCCAGCACGTCGTGCGATATCGCCGACAGGATCCTGTTGGGTATGATCTTCTTGACGGTGGCTTGTATCTCTTTGCCGATCTCCGGGAAGATCGCCTTGGCGTGTATCCGGCAGTCTACGATGATATTGGTGTCATGTGCGATACTGATGTGATCGATATCGACGGACACTACATGATATATGCACTCAGGGCGTACTAGGGTCTTATTTGCAACCAACTGTGCCACCGTATCGTAGACGTGCTGTGCGATATCGGCATCTAGGTATTGGTGGTCAAGCACTATCTGTTTGTCAAAGGTTATATCCATGCTTTACTGTAGCAATAAAATCTTTATTCAATTATTGAACCTGTATACCAAAAATGCCACGAATATCACTATGACAGTGGTCACGAGTGCTAGTAGCCAACAGTTGCAGTCCATTTATTTAGAGATTTTGCTCGATTGATACATTATGAATATGGCGAATCCCACTATCGTGATGCTCACAACTGCTAATAGCCAACAACTACAATCCATTTATAATAAACATGCTCATCAACCTTAACAAACAGCATTATGATCCCTCCTTTGTCAAGTTGGGAGAGAACTCCTACATGACGACCGACTCCACCAACCGACACCGCCCGCTAGGCGACCCGTTCGTGATGGGCACTCCACCGTTCATGGCTAAAGATGATACGCCCATTCCGCATGGGGATACGACTATCTATTGCAGATACTCGGACATTCCCTACGGCAACATCACGTACTACGTGGACACGGAGCTTGCCAACCCGTTCGTGACGACGCACGGCAGAGGCCTCGCCAACTATGCGACCAGTCGTGTGGATCCCGACAACACGGTCGAGTACCGCCGCTACGTGTTCGGGATCCGGCAGCCCTACCGCGGCATCGAATGGATGCTGGACACACAGCGGCAGAGAGAAGATCTCACCGCGCTACAGATGCGGACGATGGTGCGCAACGACGCGATCCCATACGCACTGTTCTAGTGCTGCCGACTCCACTGTGGTACAGAGGTGGACCTTGAATAGTATCATTCAAGGCCTAATGAAGGCAAATATACATGGAACTACTGAGTCGAATGCAGCACATCTGATGCAGCTGATGGCTTAGTCATCCTTGGCGTCGCCTTCGTCTGGAGGTGGCGTGGTGTCTTGCGACATCTTCTCGACCTCCGTGGGGTCGTACGGTTCAACCGGTGTTAGAGTGGTAGTTGTAGTGGTGTTCTTTTCTGTATCCATTTTATATATACGACAATCTCTTTAAATATCTGCCAGTTTCTCGTTCAGATATGCTGGGATGTCTGCAACGTGGTATGGCACTTCGATCAGGCGGATGTTGGCATCCTTGCACAACCGGCGCTTGAGTTCGTCTCGGTACTGCTGGTTCCGGAATGCATCGTGGTTCTTGTGGAAGTACGGCGTATACTCGTAGTGTTGTCGGCCGTTGTACTCGACTCCCAACTTCAGCTTCTCCGAGAAGCAGTCTATCTCGAAGTTGTGCATGTTAGTGACTGGGTTCTTCAGGAAGTCCGGTCGCGTTTTGGGAAACGGCGTTTGGAACTTGTTCTCCAGGAACTCTCGGCAGCAGATCTCCCCGGCCGAGTCCTTCTTGATCTTCTTCTGCGGAGTCGCGGCTTCCATCGTCTGCAGATAGATCTCTCCTATCGAGTGCGACGACTTGGACCCGAGCCCAGTCACCTTGATGTATATGTAGACAGCAATAAGAATACATATGGATATGAAGACCATAGTGAGTGTTGTGATAGGCAGCTTTGACACTCTTCCCATTTTATTATAGTGCCGAACGCTCAGATACACCGTACCAATGCCACCGATGCGATGCCACCGATGCCACCGATGCGATGCACTGATGCCACCGATGCGATGCCACCGATGCCACCGATGCGATGCACTGATGCCACCGATGCGATGCCACCGATGCCGATGCACCGATGACGCCGATGCCGATGCCACCGAGCCGATGCGTCAGATGTGCAGGTAGCTCCAGCCCAGCATGTTGAAGATGGTCTGGCATATATCGATATTTGACGATTTGTTATCGATACTTTTGACCATTATCTGAATGTCATCATTCGAGATACTGTACTTGTTCTTATGCAGCAACTGTATCAGCACGTATTGCATGTTGATGAAGCTCTTTCTCCCCGAGTCCTCTCGGTCGGACTCTGGCGACTTGAAATCGAACCTCATCGTGGACTGGATCTTCTCTTCCATCATATTGTCGTACTGTTCAGACAAGATGTCAAAGTCATTCAGGAGCCTATTCTCCAGGTAGCTGATGTCGTTGGCCGGCTGACCTGTGAGCTTGTGGTGGATGAGATTGCAGTCCTCGTAGTTCTTGCTGTACCCCAGCTCCTTCAGCAAGAATAAGATGTGAGGCTTAGTCAGCTGACTATAGTCAGTGAGATTAACGTTAGCCAACTGATGCTTCAGTTGCACTAGGAGATCCATGTTTATACCCGTATTCTGCTTCGCCTGGAACTGATCCATGCACTCTTTGAAGTGCATCTTCCGGTCGTAGTTGTAGCGGAGGATCTTCATGTTATCTGCCGAGTTGTACGTGGTGTAAATGATCTCCACGTAACACTGCTTGCAGATGTAGATGTCGTCGTACTTGTCGAAATTGGTGTTGTTGCAGTTGTAGCAACACATGCCTGGGTACTCGTAGGACAAGTTGGATATGTACAGCGACTTGTATTGCGGCAAAAGAAAGTCTATGATCTTTAGGAACTGTTTGATCAGTACGCCTTTCTTGCTGTTGATGTCGTCGATGTGCGCCGATCGGTTGAAGATGTCCACGCTGATCGGAACGTTGATCAGCTCCAAATACCTATACAGAATTGGAATCGTTGCGAGCATGTAAAAGTTCCAACAATTCAGGATTGAGATCTTTTCCTCGAGACTAGATTTGATCTTGTGCAGATCGAAGAGGATCTTGTACCTGAGCCCGTCTATCGAGGCGAGCTCGTCTATCATGTCCATCTGATCCAAGAAATATTGTCTGATGCACCCAATATTCTTGGGATCGAACAGGTTGCCTGTGATCTTGTACCTACGCAGATCTATCGTATCCTGGAGCGCGTCCAGCTTGTCTAAGAAGTACTGCTTCTGCAGGATGAGAGTACCTATGCCTATCCTAATGTTCCTATCTATTTCCAAAATATCAATTGCATCAGTCAGATCTTGTTCCCCGCATAATATCATTTAATACACTTCGTGCATTTTTATAACTTCCTTCGGATTCTTTGCCTTACTAATGGGAGCCGAACGCACTGATGCAGATGTGCCAACGCGCAGATGAAGTAAACCTGCTTGATTGCACTCACAGGCGAATATTGTCTAATGAATATTTTTTGCAAAGAATATAATAATAAATAAGATGGCTATAGCAAGTTCTAATGTAACTTCTGGATTTATTGATCTTGCAACTAAGGATGAGATCGAAAAGTACATGTACGGAGGGGGGACCTCGACCGCATATTTCGTCCGGGAAACGCGCAAGTCGACATGGTTCACCCAGATCCCCGTCAGTCTGTCCCGGGCGAACGGACAGCCAGACTTCGGAGCCAGTTGGTCCGCTCAGATCTCCCGAGCAGCCGACTATCTCCAGTACGCCTGGCTCCGCGTGCGGTTACCCTCAGTGACGTTACTGAACACGAACCAATTCTTCAACGTTCCCGTGGTGGGTGCCGATAACGGGCGCATCCGCTGGACCAAGAACCTCATGCACAACCTGATCAGGGAGTGTTCAGTGACGTTCAACGATCTCGTGGCAGCAAGATTCGATAATTACCATCTGGACTTCTGGGCGGCGTTCACAGTACCGGCATCCAAGCAAGTAGGTTACGATAATATGATCGGCAACGTAGCGGCGCTCATTCAGCCCCACGGCGTAGCAGCTGCGGGTGCAGTGAGTCTGCCCGAGATGGATCTAAACCTCCCCCTACCATTCTTCTTTGCAAGAGACTCTGGCGTGGCGCTTCCGACAGCGGCGCTTCCGTACAACGAGATGCTCATCAACTTCACGTTCAGACCGTGGGAAGACCTGCTTGTGCTGGACAACATCGCAGCGACTGGATCGCAGGCGGTGGTGCCGGTTGTCGGCACGGACATCGCCCAGACGCCGGTCATCAAACACGCACAGGTTTGGGCCAACTACGCGATCGTATCCAACGAAGAGCGCAAGAAGATGGGATGTTCGGTACGCGACATCTTGGTTGAACAGGTGCAGACCGCTCCCAGACACACGTTCAATCCGATCAACAACCCGCGTCCGACGTTCGATATCAGGTTCTCTCATGCTGTCAAGGCGCTGATGTTCGCTGTCAGGAACAATACATTCAAAAATCAATGGTCTAATTATACCACTGCTAGTCCAGTAGTAACAGCCACCACGACCATCTTCGAACCATCGACCGGTGCATTCGACCCGATCAAACACACGAGTCTGGTCTACGAGAACACGGAACGTCTCCACCGCATGGGAAGTGACTACTTCAGCTTGGTTAACCCGTACTACCACGCACCCACCGTACCGGCGCTCACAGGCTTCCACCTGTACTCGTACTCGCTGTGTCTGACCGACATCGATCCCAAGGGCAGCACCAACTACGGCAAGCTCACAAACGTATCCATCAGCCCGCACGCATCGCAAGCCGCCATCGACGGAGCGAATGGCGCTGGTGCAGTGGGGTCTGGCATGAACTACGCGCAGAAGTATGAGTTCATCGTGTGTGCGACCAACAACAACATCATCCGTATCGCCGGTGGCACGCTCGGCTTCCCAGTGCTGTAATTGAATTAAACAAGTATCGCATTATATTATCATGCTGAGAGACATACTAGCACTGATCGAAGCTGCAAAGAAGAGATTCATAGACTCGCTCAATATCAATAGCTACCAGACCATTTGGCTCAATGACACATGCTACGTAGCAAACTCGCAGGGCGTATTCGCCAAGCTGGTAAACGACCAGCACACGTTCCTGTCCGCAGAAGACGTGAGGATCTGCCAGGAACATGACATGACGGTGTTGACATACACAGGCGTCGACAGCTAAAGAGATACGGCATAGAACAAATGTATGACTTAGTGATTCTTTTTGCAAATATGGTGGTATGCATGTGTACCTACAAGATATACCGCGAAAGCATCAATACAGAGTCAGCCAGTGATAGGCTTGACATGATCGACACGAAGCTTGACATGATCGACACGAAGCTAGAGGAGATATGCCACCGGCTGCATGACATCAATGACGTACTAGTGAAGGTGTGGAAGAACACCGAGCAAGATGAGCTTCTTATTGCCGAATACGCAGAGGATCGTGAGTCGTCGGATGACGACGATGCCCCGTACGATCTGGGGAGGATCCTGCGAAGACAACCATACAACCTTCGCAGAGTCATTCGGAGACCGCAACGGTATCCACGATAGGTTTTGAATCATTCATTCAAAACTACAGCGCATCGGCGCATCGCATCGGCGCGACTACTTCCGCTTCTCCTGCACTCCGCAGTTGTAGTCAGGTATCATCAGCTTGTTGTCGTCTAGCCACCTGCGCATGTAGCTGCAAATGAACTCACGCGTCTTCGAGTACCAGTACGCCACGCGCACCGTCTGAGCAGCATTCAGTCTCGATATCATGGCACGCATGTTCGGCTTCGCCTTCATCTCGGATACGTATCGCCTGGCATCGAAGTCCGGCTCCAGCGGCGACACGTTGAACACCAGCGCCATGAGTTTGACAAGGTCCTGCTTCGTCCAATTGATGCAACGTTTGCCCATAAGCAGCTTCCGCTTGTCTTGGTTCTTCGGAGTACATGTATTCTTTATGCAGAAGTCATCCGATGTCGGGTTCCACGTACCCACATATCCATACGGACTGTGGATCGATGCCGGCTGTACCTTCGCCTGGGACTTGTCTGCCTTCTTGCACGGCTTCCACCGCAACCACAGTGGTAGCATGTTCGTTCGCTTGGTGTTGTATGCATACAGACATCGAGCAGGCTTCTTGGCCACATCGGATATGAACCACGCGATCGCCAGCTTGTCGGTAGGCGGGCGGAAGATCTTGTAATAGTTCTTGTATATGTCTAGAATCGTAGATCGGATGCTCGCCTTGTTCTTCAGCGATGGCTGGGAGTACTTGGGCTGCGATGCGTATATTATCTCTGCAGAGATGGTGTACTCGAGCATCATCTGCTGCACGTCATGCGGAAGCTGCATCGCAAACGTCCGCAGATGCTTCTTGTTCTCGCATATCTTCGAGAACATCTCGGGGATGTACGAGATCAGCCTGTTGTTCAGCAAAAGAGAGTAGTTATTGAACCTATCGATGTGCTTCTGGTTCTTGGCATACTCGAACAGCTGCGGATGGTCGGTGTAGTACGCCAGGTTGAGGTGGAACAGATCAGACGCCGCTGCGTACTCGAGTATGTACAGCATGTCTTCAAAGCAGTACAGGTAGCACGGATACGAGTACTTGTTGTAGATGATGATCTTGCGGTAGATGATGTCGATGATGTAGTACATTATCTCTGCTAGGTTGATCTCTATGCCATAGTGCTCCTGGACAGTGCCTATGATCTGCTTGACGAGGACTGCACTCGACAAGCGGAAGTGCAGCTGGATGATGTTGAGGACAAATGTCTGATGGTCATTATACACCATAAAGTTGTTGGACATCTGTACGTACTTGGTTGCCACTGTTGCAGCACTGGGAATGTCGCACTTGACTGCACAGCTCGTGCTGATACCGTCTAGCAGACACGTGTTGCGATCCGTGAACAGGTTGCAGTCGATGGCTATCTCCTGCAGGCATCTGATGATCTGTATGATCTCAAAGTTCTTCTGCTCAGACAGCCTGTACATCTCCAGATCCAGCGACCGCACATCCGCGGCGGGTATCACCGCATGTCTGTACACCCGAAGCACCGGGTGTATACCTTCTCTTTGCAGATCTGCATGACTACCAACTCGCCAGCCACGCGAGATCACCTGCGCCGTCTCCGAGTTGTTCCAATGCGGTACGACATGCTCGTGGATAACGTTGCGGAACGTGAGTCCCTCCGATATCACCCGAGACCCCAGCACCACGGAGATGATCTCCCCGTGGATGTTGTCTGCAGAATTGAATATGTTCTTCAAGGTATTGATCTGATCGGGCGTAGTCGTCTCCGATGACAGAATGCAGTAGCTGTCCTTAGTCTTCTTCGTGCCAAAGTTGCGGACAAACCCGAACTGGGATAGTAGCAGAGAGAAGACAACCAGGCCTGAGCCACGGACGCTATCATCATACACGATCGAGTTCTCTCCCGCCGCCTTCGCAGCGAGCAACGCCCGGATGATGTACCCATATTTTGCAGAATAGGTGTCTATTAACGCCAGCTTCTGGTCAGTAGACTTGCCTGCAAACACCTGGAGGAAGTTGGGCTTCATGCGGAACACGCCGTTCTTGTTGGCAACGTGTTTGTTGAACCCCGCCGATCCGTACGATCCATCTGGGAAGACGAACCGCGATGCTTGTCGCGAGTTGACGTATATGCCCAACTCCTTCGCATCTGAGCGGAGAGCTTGTTGGTATGCAGCTGTTTGGAACTCGGACATGCGATGCGGTACAACCTTCAGATACTTGAGATCCAGATGCTCTCCCATGTCGATCTTGGGGATGTCCCCGATGTTCGTCTCGAGGTATGACACGTACGGGTTGTCTCCTCCTGCTTTCGACGGATTGATGTATGACTTGAACCGCTGCACGTTCTTCATCTGCCGGTACTGCTTCGTGTTTGCAAAGAATGTATTGTTGAACTCATCCCCAATTGGCATTTGGTGATCGGCAGGCAGGATCAGGTTCAGCAGATTGGCTATCTCCTCTGGCTTGTCCCGGATCGGTGTACCCGTGAGAAGGAGTACCTTCTTCCTCTGCAGAAGATGAATGAACCTGTGTATCTGTATGTATATGTACCCTTCTTCGAGGTTGTTGAGGTTGTGCACCTCGTCGATCACTATGAACGTATTTTCGTACTGGCTAACGATCCGACTGTCGGTCAGTGTCTGCATCTTCTTTGCGAAGATGTCGAACGTCATGAACTGGTACAGGTGATTGTGCTGACCCAATCCGCATTTGGACAGTTCTTCTTTGAAGTTCAGTACCAAAGACTTGTTCTTGACCAGTATCAGTGCCTTGTCACACCCCGGACCAATGCCCAATCCAAATAGGCCCTGGTTGTCAGCGAACAACTGCTCTATGCAGTATATTGCCGTGCATGTTTTGCCCGTTCCCATCTCGTGTATCAGCAAAAGAGAATCTATGGTATTGTACCCCGACATCAGCCGGCGGATGATGATCTGGTGATGCAGCGGAATGATCTCGCCAGGTTTCGACTGTCGTTTGTGCGTGATGTAGTCAGTGAACTCGGGAAGATGCGTCAGCGCCTGTGCGCCGGAGAGCGTCTTGGGATCTGGGTATATGCTGAAGAACGAGTCCAAATGCTGAGGACTTTCATGCTGTAGTTGCATTTATTATTTAAGACCACAGTTAGATCTTATAATAAACATAATGATGCGGAAATCAGCAAGACAAGATAAGGATATTATCTTGCGGACCATATCCTATCTCAATGATGAGAGTTATGCCACCAATCACAACATCCTTATCAAACGGCTGCAGGATATAAACAATATCAGACTTGTGCTCAAAGACAGCCTCATAGCCAAGTTACAGATGGGCAACCAGTGCATGTCAGGACCGAAGACCCTACTACCGCATCTGGATGGCGTGCGGAAGATCGGCCGTGGCAGCTGGGGGCAGGTGTACGAAGCATGGGTGTACAAGATGAAGATCGCCATCAAGGAGGCGAAGCTAGAGAAGAAGGAGTGGACAGACATCATGACACGGAACATATTCCCCAACGAGTTCGTCTACAATCACTATGCAAACCTGCTGATCCTGAACCAGAGCTGTCCACACTTCGTGTACACGTTCTACCTGGGGTTCTGCGAGTCCTGCCAGATGTTCAAGGATACTACGCCCAAAGACAAATGCATGGTGACGTTCATCGAGTACGCTAACGGAGTGCTCCCCTCGCATAGCAATCCGATCATCGTGCAGAACATGCTGTTCCAGCTTCTTTATGCAGCCTACTGTATGCATACGACATTTGGGATGCAGCATTATGATATCAAGTCAGACAACATACTCATCAAGTACATCACCACCAACCCAAATGAGTACTGGGAGTACATCGTGGACGGCATCTCATATTACGTGCCCAACTACGGCTTCATCCTGTTTCTGAATGACTTCGGCGTGTCCAGCACACTGACTCCTGCGAGTGGCGGATACGACTACGGACACCGGTTTGCCGAGGTGCTGGGATCACCTGGATCCAGATACTTCAGACCATTCAGAACCAAGAACTTTCCGTACACAACCAACGGCAGATGGACATCGAGACCTTCTCCTCCTGCCGGACAGGGGACTGCAAACAGATTCGTTAAGAACTTTGACTCGGGTCCTAGCATCCGAGTAGACCTAGATGACATACAGCGGTTCCCCATGAAGGAACTGTACCATGACATACAAGACATAATTAAACTCTTTGTGGGCGGTAAGCAAGAAACACAAGGTGGGCATCACAAGGGAATGCCTCTGGATCGCGACTACAAAGAGTTCCTGAGCAGCTTCATACAACCTATCAGTTACTACCAACAGTGGCCCACCGACCGAGTAGACTTATTTCTTGCTAATGAGACAATACACAAGATCTTTCGCAACAACTACAACATCAAACCAGACAACCCCATTATCATCGAAACATACCAACTCAAGAAAGACAACTATAGTCTGCCGCGGCTGTAAAATTGAATATTCTGCATATGCATATCAACTAATAAATGATATCTAAGATACTAGACGGACTGTACTTGTCGGGCATCTACGATGTCGGGTACTACAACATATACAACCTGAATATAACTCATATCATCAACGTGTGCAAAGACGATTACGACCCAGACGACTTCGACCCTGGAGATGAGTCACCCACTGCACCTGTCATCCTGCACAAGTACCCGATCGAAGATGACCCTCGGCAAGATGTGTCTCAGCTGCTGGATGTGATCGCCGACCAGATCCACGACCTTCTCAGCAAAGGAGATAATGTCCTGGTTCACTGTGCTGCTGGCGTCAGCCGAAGCGCCACCATGATCATCGCCTACCTGATCAAGTACCATAAGATGGGATACCATGCAGCGTTCGCCTTCGTCAAGAACAACCGTCCCATCATCTGGCCGAATGACGGATTCAGGAACCAGCTGAAGGACTTCGTCTTCAAGTGTAACGGTCAAACTCCTGATCCCAATAGTTATCTGAATTGGCACTGAGATTAAAGATTGGCATAAGTATATAAATGCTGTTTTATATACTCTGGTTAGTACTGATATTCGTGATAATCAAGTACCGCAAGATCATTCAACTGTTTACGTATGTAATGATCAAGATAGCAAAAGATAAGATGCTGAACACATGCATCGATACACCCAACGGCAAGTACGTAGTCACCTATTACAGACACGGCAAGAGGTACAAGATCATTCTCCCTGCAGACAAGGTGCTGATGAAGCCCAAGTACTTTCTATGCGACAAGTCGAAGGACATCACCAAGGACCTGGCCGAGTACATCGGTCCCAATCACGACTTCCACAACCAGCTGTACACACCGGCCGACCTCCATCAGCAGAAGATAATAGTGTTCCGCGACGTCGATGACACTGGCATCCATGTCGTTGGCGAAGAGATCATACCATCACTGATATAAGTCGATTAGCTTTGATCTGAAATTGAATTTAATAAATGCTAAGATCTAAACGTATGGATCAAAGCTGGAAGCAAGCTGAACTATTTGATGCAGTCAAGGCTGGTCGCATCAACATCGTCAAGCAACTGATCGCAGCCGGAGTAGATGTCAATGACTACGATCCGAATGGTGACTTTCTAATCTCATATGCATTAAATAACTACGATATGGCTAAACTACTGATCGATGCTGGAGCAGATATTGATCTAATTTATATGATATATGAGAATAACGGTAAGATTATCAAGTTGCTAGTTGATAATGGTGCTAATCTCAACAAGTATGATGAAGAGGGATATTTTCCATTATTTGCTGCATATGATGCCAACAATTTCAGAGTATTCAAGTATCTCTTGCAACACGGCGCTAATCCCAATATGAGGTATCGTGGAGAGACACTGCTAAGACTTATGATGGATAATTACAATGGTAAGGAAGATAACAAATATATCCAACTGCTGATGGACTACGGCGCAAAGTAGGCTGCAAAGAAAATTGAATTATTGATATTAAACATTATCCAAATAAATGCCAAGACACGTGAGTCTCAAGAGCACTGAGTTGGTCGATGCTATCAAACGTAATGATATCAAGACAGTCAAGCAGCTAATTGCTGATGGCGTAGATGTTAATGCAGTAGATCAGTGGTATAGAGACCCGCTCACATATGCCTTGGATAACTATAAGATCGCTGCACTGCTGCTCGATGCAGGTGCTGAGGCATCTCTAATGCATGCAGTTGCACAGGATGACCTCAAACTTGTCAAGATACTGGTCAAATACGGAGCAGATGTCAATCAGTGTGATGTCGAGTGGGGTGAGGAAGCGGGAGAATTTCCATTATATATAGCATTCAACGAGAGCTACTTTGAGATATTCAAGTATCTCTTGCAACATGGCGCAAATGTCCACCAGCGCTGCTCTAGTGGCGAGACTGTAGTGGAGTTTGCACTGCAAGTATATAGTCCTGATATATCTCCATACATCAAACTGATGCTAAAGCATGGGGCCAATATCCCTCAAGACAAAATACTTATCATGGCACTGTTTGACGCCATTGAAGCAGAGAACATCGAAGAAGTCAAACGTATTGCAGCAACTGGAGTCAATCTTGATATAGTATTAGGCGGCAGGACTCCGCTGTGGGCTGCTGCATCCCATAATACCTATCATCAGAAGCCTGTCAACGTAGAAATAGCCAGAGTGCTAATCGAAGCAGGCGCAGATGTCAATTGGAGGAATAGGTACGGAGTATCTGTTTTGCATAACCCGATGAAGGTTGGCGCGGAGGAGATGGTCAAGCTGCTGATCGCTCATGGCGCCAAGGTATAATGAACTAAGATGCTGAAATTGAATCATTCTTATGCTGATTTACAATATGAATTCGCTGAGTACTGCTCGACCATGGCGCTAAGATATAATTGAATTTAAGGTTTGATACATGTATCAAATCATGGATCTTCATACTGCTGTTAAGCAAAATGATGTTGCGCAGGTAGCAAAGATACTACAAGAAGGTGCCGATGTCAACCAACTAGACAAATTCAACCATACACCTCTGCATTATGCAAATGTTGACACCGCCAAGCTGCTGTTAGATGCAGATGCCGATGTCAATGCACGTCAAACAGATAGACCATCTGGAGACTATGGATGCACGCCTCTGCACTACGCAGCAGAAGATAATAATATCGAACTAATCAAGCTGCTTATAGCCCATGGAGCTAATGTCAACATGGCAACCGAACGCGGCTGGACTGCACTGCATATGGCGTATGATAATATAGATACCATCAAAGTGTTGCTAGAGGCAGGCGCCGATGTCAATGCGCAAGATCATGTCCACGGCAATACAGTGTTGCATCATCAAACAGATATAGAGGTTATCAAGCTGCTGATTGATGCCAAAGTCAATGTCAATCTGCAGAACAAACGCGGCAAAACTGCACTGCATTACGCCGTTGATGAGGTATCTGATCCCGTTCACCAGCGAGTTGATGATCCCATTAAACAGCTGATCGATGCTGGTGCTGATCTGACTCTGCAAGATAAGGATGGGTTTACTGTGCTACACACCGCAGTATCATGCGGCAAGATGATCACAGTGCTACTGTTAGTTGAACAGCCGTCGCTGAGTTCGTACATCAATCTGCAAGATAAACATGGATATACCGCTCTGTATCTAGCAGTTGAGAATCAGAGCATGGTGATAGCAGAGATGCTGATCGTAGCCGGAGCTGATGTACAAATTGGTCCTATCTTGCTGCAATATCTAAGGACCAATGATGACCCCGACATGGTACAAGCAATAATCAGAAACGGAGCAGACATCAACTTTCAAGACAAAGATGGTGATACTCCGATGCATGTAGCGATATCTAATGGCAATGAATGGGCAGTTGAGATGCTAATAGAAGAGGGAGTAGACATCAACTGTCCAGATAGAGAAGGTTGCACTCCACTGCATATTGCCGTAAGCACTGGTGACTGTGCGATCATCAAATTGGTATTGAATGCGAAGGACTGCAAGGTCAATGCAAGAAACAAGTACAATGACACTGCTCTGCACCTCGTGACCAACGTTGAGATAGCCACGATGCTGATAGATGCTGGGATCGATATCGATGCACAAGATAACGATGGCGAAACTGTACTACACCACTGTTTGATGAGCGAGATACTCGATCTTGCCAAGGTGCTGATCGATCGGGGTGCTAACCTGGACCTAGCAAATAGGATCGGTATTACTTGCAGATCATTGGCCGTTTATCACAAACTGATTGAAGACACGGAGCAGTCCCTGTTCGAATGCGCTGTGTGCTTAGATGAGCAGTCGGTATCTGTGCGGTACACATCCAAGTGCAATCATGAGTTCTGCATCAAGTGTATCATCACATGGCTAAAGCAGAACCACACATGTCCCCTATGCAGAACTGTCATCAGAGAAGTCACTGCTGAGCATATTGAGTTACTCCACGACTTTGAAAGACTGTGGGTACGGTTCCTGCAAGTAAATAATTGAATTTTGAATACTCTTTCAAAACACATACACACGATGGCCAACCGCTATGGTAACACCGCGCTGCATGTTGCGATCAACGACGAGAATATAAACATAATCAAATCTCTGGTGGATAACGGATTTGATGCCAACATTCAGAATAGGGACGGAGATACTGGTTTGCATCTTCTTATGCAGCAGATGAATGAGAAATTGTATTCTTTCTCTCCTGATAGCTATTATATCCCATTCATTGAGATAGCTAAGGTGTTGATACCAAAGACCAATGTTAATCTGCAGAATAAAGATGGTGAGACAGTCTTGCATATTGCCACCCAAGGTATATGTGCACCGCTGATCAAATTGCTACTGGAAGCTGGTGCAAATATCCATCTGCAAGATAAGTATGGAAATACTGCTTTGAAATCTCTGCTCTTTCGTCGAATAAAGGAGAATTGTTATAGTAGTGACAATCCCAAACGAATTGCTGCATATCATAATATCACCAAATTGCTAATAGACGCAGGAATTGACGTCAATAGGCAAGATAAAAATGGACTCATGGCGCTGCATGTGGCAGTCACTGCTGGAGATTTGGCTATGTTCAAGATGATAGGATCCAAATCCAATATCGATACACAAACTAATGCAGGCAAAACACCACTACACTTCGCAACTAGCCAACACAAGTTCGAGATGGCCAGGATCCTGATCGATGCTAATGCCAACATTCATCTGCAAGATGAAGAAGGATATACCGCTCTTATGCATTCGGTATCTGATATCGACATGGTTAGACTATTGCTGCTTAAGGGAGCCGATGTTAATGTGCAGGATATAAGAGGATGTACTGCTTTGCACCGTGCAGGATATGAAGTCACACAGGTGCTGATAGAAGCAGGCGCGAATGTCAATGCTATACGAGAAGATGGTCGTACTAAGTTATACAGTGCGATAGCGCAGTGCGATTACAAGCTTGCCAAGCTGTTGCTGAATGCCGGTGCAGACATCAACCTGTGCTAAAATTGAATATTGATAGTATTTGCATATACGTATATGCAAACCAAGACGAAGCTATTCTCTGCTGAGTACATCAAGGAGCTACTGGCGACCTACTACACCGCCCATCTCAGCAAGAAATATGATAGTATCGAGACATGCGTGCGAGACATCACCAAAGAGGAGTCAGATGCGTTCGTCGAATATGTATGCTGCGAGTTCCGAAAATGCGACGACTTCATTCCCGCGAGAACGATGTCGAAGCTTGTGAACAAGGTCCAGCTGACAGTGCGGTACTACAAGAAGGACAAGCCTGATAAGTGGTGGAAGTCAGCGCGCCGGTACTAGTCGGTACCGCATCGATGCACCGTTGAGGTATTATTTCTTTGCTACTAGACATAGTCGCTCGACTATGCACGAAGATACAGTCAGCGCAGAACTGGCTGCAGTGGCATTAGTTGCAAATAAATGTCACGCAAATTGGACAGTGCCATTCGGCACGGCCAGCTAGATACTGTCCGACGGTTGTTGGATGCAGGTGCTACGATGCATAATAGGCATGGACTCACTCCTCTGCATATTGCGGTAGGATACAATCACTATGATATTGCCAAACTGCTGATCGACCACGGAGCAGATGTCAATCTGCAAGATAAGATACATAACACGCCATTACACTATGCAGCGCAGTACGGGCTCATCAAGCTAGCCAAACTTCTTATTGCCGCGGGAGCTGATGTCAATATACCAGACAACGATGGAGTTACTCCGCTGTTCTGGGCAACACAACACAAATCTACTAATATGCTAAAATTATTAATAGATGCTAGAGCTGATATCAATGCAACAGCAGTTGATAATACGACGCCCTTATTTCATGCAGTAGCTGCAAATACACCGCGCTGTATCAAGATGCTGTTAGCTGCTGGTGCTGATGTCAACATACAAGCTGCCAATGGCAATACTGTACTACTTAATGCTGTAATGGCAAATAAACCAACTATAGTCAAACTGCTGTTAGATGCTGGTGCTAATGTCAATCTGCAAGATATAGAAGGTAAGACTGCACTATATGCTACTCTCTATAGTCACAATATGAAGATATTCAAGATGCTGAAAGATGCTGGTGCTGACGCTAATATACAAACTAATGAAGGTGGTTCAGTAGCAGAGATAGCAATTATGTTGAATGATAAGAAGCTACAGAGACTACTAGACGTCAAGCCAGATGCCAATCCGGTATACACAATAAGGTGTTAGCAGTCAGCGCGCCGATATTGATTTGAATAAGTTATTCAAATTACTGTGTTGCCAATACGGCGAGTGCATCTGCGCCTTCGTTGCCTTCGATACCGCTGTGCGCCTTGACGTATGTCCACATGATGTCCATGCCCTCAGCCGCACTGAGCAGCAGAGACCAATCATTCTTATTGGCAACTGGCTTCTTGTTCGCGGCCTTCCAGTCATTCTGCATCCAATTGGGTATCCATTTCGTGATGGCGTTGATGAGCAGCTGACTGTCTGTACGTATCTCTATTGCTGAGAGGCCTAGTCGTTTGGCTTGATTGATCGCAACGATAGCGGCATGTATCTCCGCGCGGTTGTTGGTCTGCGCACCATCTAGTCCCTGCGACACGTTCCTGGGATCGTCCTTGCCCCAATACACGCCGATGCCAGCCTTGGCATTCGGCTTCCCGTTGTTGGAACATGCACCGTCCGTGTATATCACTTGCCGTGCAATCGATGCACCAACCGCCATGCTACTTGATGGTTTGGTGTCGTTGAACGATGAGAGTTGCATATACACTGGTCCAGTATCTATTTTGAATGCTACTACTCTGCATGGGTAGTCAATATCGTATCTGGTGTAGCCATCTATGTACACAAACGCTTCTCCGGGAGTCGATTCGAGCACTGCAGATTTGAGATTGGAGGCAGGATACAGTACGTTATTCCGGATGTCCTCGATGTCAGTGTAGCATATAGCAGAGAAGATCTTTCCGTTGTACACACTAACATCAGTGAAGAAGACTGGATCATCTGAGTACGCCAGCATGTTCTTGAACGTTTCGCCCTGTTTCTTATTTGCTACATACCGCATCCAATTGGCATGACCATACACGATGGTGAAGCTGGCGTCGGTGTAGAAGTCGGCTGTATACAGCAAGAAGGATTTGGAGATGGTATATGCGAGTTTGGGTGCCTTCATCGCGCGGATGCGACGGATGTTGTACATTATCTTTGCAAATAAGATAGAACTGTTGAACACGATCTTGCCCTTCACTCTGAAGATCGAGTCGAACACGCTGAAGTACGGTATCTGTATCAATCCGAACAGCGCGCTGTCGTACCGGAACGTCGTGTCGATAACGCAATTGTCATGCGCCCACGTGTCGAGATCAGATGCGCCGATCGCGTTATACAGCACGTATTCGAAGAACACCTTGGCTATTCGAAACGTGTCGAGGTACTGGCTGAATATGATCCTTTCTTGCAAAGAAGAAGTATAGTTCATAAGGTCAACGATAATATGGTTCTCATCTACCTGCAATATCGCGTAGTGAGTGGTCCACTTGCATTTGGATGTGCCATCATACAGCATGATACCGTCTGACTGGACGGTCATGTTGAAGTGGGACACCAGATCTGAGCCAGGCGCATTCGAGGTGTCATCTGCGATGGGCAGGTTCATCGGATGCGATGGGTTGCAATAGATATTATAGTGATTGTTGTTCCATGCAACAGTAACTGCTCGGAGCTTCCCGCTTGCATCAATTCGCTGCGATACCAGATGCATGTCGGCTAGGATGCATCCGATCGGGTTGTACAGCTTAGTGCCATCAGCGCTAGTGGCACAGCTTTGGATATTCTTCTGCAGAAGGACTGGATTGGTGTACATGCTCACGTACAGGTCGTACAGGTGGCGGATGATATCGGAGTTGGAGTCGAACAATTGTTCAATTTTATTGTCGACTGACCGAACGATCGTCTCGCATTGAGGATGTTTGGACGTGTCTCCGCTGCCGATCCCAAAATGCGTGTATATGATGATCGATCTGCTCCGGAGTGGTCGGATGCAATACGATCCATACGGAGAATGATAT